CGATATCCTCGAGGAAGTAAATCGGGCGTCCAAACTCGGTAGGACGCCTATGATTGATGTTGTCTGGGACAGCATCAACTTATGGGGCCGGTTACCGATCGGCCTCCTAAGGACCATTGATCCAAAGATCAGTGGTTCTAAATCATCTTGGAGATATATTCAAGACTTACACCCCCGCACTATTGTCGGGGTATTACGCTTGACCACTTGGTACAAGCGTGTTAAGCCTGCAGTTCGCAAGCGTATCCGCTCGATGGTTTCGAGCGGTGGCCTCCTTAAAATTAAGGAGGCACTAAACACGACCGACGGTATTATATCGTCGCTCATTCTATCCCACCCGGATGACCTGGTGGAATTGTCGAGGAAGCCGAAACGCGGCAACCCATATTGGTTCACAGACAAAGTCGCTGTGAGCGTATTATCGAACGTTTTGTTCGATAAGGAATTCCTTCCACAATGGAAGAAGTTCAAAAAGCAGTACCGCAAGGCGGTGCTGGGAAACTCCGCCCTACCCAGGGTGAAGAATAATTGGTCGTGGATGAATAATCTCACGGCTTTACACGCCCGTACAAAATACGGGTCAGTGTGTCTGATGAATTTTGCTCAGACACGAAATACCGGCCTAGATATACACTCGGCCGGAGAACAACGTTCCCTTGATAAATTCAAGGAAACCGTTACGAATACGTCGAAGACTTATTCGCAATTGCCATCTCAATACTTAGAGGTGGCCTTAACCAAGGTTGATCATGTCAGCCTAGCACGTTCGGCTCATGCACCGCATGAATCGATATCAACGACTGCTGCCTATGAGTCAGGAGTCAAAGAGGGGGGCAAGGCACAGCTTGCCGCCGATATCCTGCTCTTTGAAAGAGCAAGAAGGAAACGTCTTCTCGAAAGATCCGAGAGGGCACATAAATGGCTAGCGATTGGTATCGCTGTCCTATCTGCCGGCTGGTTATGGCCGGTCGCACTCGCATTATACCTAATGCGAGATCGTTACCCCGTCAAAGACTATGACGGTTTGACTACCTTCGTCGATCTAGAGACCGGCGAAATAACCGATCGATTGGTCCCAATCGATCAATACGGCGAATTGATATTCCACAATTCGCTTATTAAGTACATAAAGCGATATCCGCATATGTACAAGGCTAACATTTCTGTTATCCGAGAGCCCGGGCCTAAGCACCGGACTATTACGGCGTCGAGTTTCTTCCACGCCGAGTGCCTCCAACCTTGGAGTCACCTTACGCTGGAGATGCTACGAGCATTTCCAGAAAGTGCATCGGGAATATCAAAATCCCGACATGGATGGGAGATGGCCAAAGCTATCTCCCCAGAAGATCCGGACAACCATTGGATGTTCGGACAAGAACTCTGGGCTCTATCTACGGACCTAGAGGAAGCGACTGACTACGGTCATCATGACGTAGCCAGAGATATCATCCGCTGTTTCCAGCGGAGGTTTAACCTACCGAAATGGTATTCTTCGGTAGTAGAAGATCTCTTGTGTTCGCCAAGAGAGATTTTTTACAAAGGAAAATTG